TATAGAATAAATGATTTTGAAATTAATATTAATTATTGTTTTAATAATGGGTCTTTTTTATCTAATATTTACATCTATTGAAAAATTTTCAAATAAAAATTATACGAATACGGAAGAAATACCATTAGAATATAATGGGATATATTCATCGCTTCCATATGATATTAAGATTAAGAATGAGAACTCCTATTTTTATGATTATGGGAATGATGAATTAAATGAGAAATTTATTAAAGCATTTAATATCAATCAAAGGAATTTAATAAAGATGATTGAAGGTGTTGAATGGGATAATTGGAAGAATGTTAATGATAATTCATTGATATTAAAATATTCATTCCGTGTTATGAAGGAATTTGAAAAGAAATTAAATAATCATATATTTAAAATAGCAAATAATCCCGATTATATCATCATTAAAAACACTCCTATTCGTTATAAAAAATCAAATAATAAATCAATTTTATTAGATATTGATATAATTATTCATAGACCTAATAGACCTCTTGCCCGACATTTAAAAGTTTTAGCGGTTTCCAATGCCCATTATGTTAATTTCTTAATGATTAAGGTTATAGGAGTTATTAAAGAATGCGATTTAACAAATCAATTACAATCATCAAATGAAATAATCAAATATACGGAATTTATCCCCGAAAGAAAGATAATATATGATATGAATTCATTTATATTTGATACAAATGATAAATTAGTTAATTCCGAAATTGAATATCAATTATATCAGAAAATACTTAAAGAATTAAAATAATATTAATAATAAATAATGTCGCATTTTGAGTTTATTCTTACTGGAAATTTAACCCCAGATGTTGAAGAGAGGTCAAAGCAACTTTTAAATGATAATAATAAATATTATATTCCATATGTAATTCATAAATATATCGATGAGGATATTGGTGATGATAAAAAAAATAGAACAATTATCGTTCATTCACATATTAATATCAGTGATTTTTTATTAAAGAAGTTTGTTAATTGTGGTTTAGAATTACGTGTATATTGGAAACAACAGATTGCTATTTAGCAAATTTCATCCATTCCTCTTTAACATTATTAATTATTTTTATGATATCTCTACAATTTTGCGAGAAGAAATTGTAGAATAATTGTTTATCAGTTGTAGATAATGTGAAACGGATTAGAAGTTGTTTGATTAAAGGATGAGGGCAGATGTAGCCGACATATTCACAATTCAAATCATTAAATTTAGATTTTTCACGAATATATTTATTATGTAGGATGGATTGAATGAGATTACCTAATGTATCATCTTCATCATCTATTTTAAAATTAAAGGAATTAGGGACATTGGGAACTTCTTCAATTTCAATTTCTTTATTATCCAATTTAATAATAAGTTCATCTAATTTATCTATAAGAATTTCCATAGCTTTATTGAAAAGATATTTATAAGAATATCCGTTAATTGCTTCAATTTGGAAATTGATTTTTGAAGGTTCTCCATACTTATCTTTGAAATAACTTCTTTCTTTATCTAAGATATTATCAGTTTTACTCGCTTCTAAACCATCAACAACGAAGAAGAAGTTTGATAGAGAAACGGGTGAAAATGATGAGTTTATTTTTGCGGTTCTTTTAATAGCATTTGCTTTTAAATGAATTTTCTCATTAAGACGAAGACGAGTAATTAATATATGATTTTTGGTAATAGGATTAGGTGGAAATATTTCATTTAATTCTTTCGCCGTCAATTGTTTATCTTTATAAGTTCCGGTGAAATCAGCAGTAGTAACATTCAACATTTTAATATCGGGATTATTATTTTCCTTATTTAATTCGAATGAATAATCATCATCTTCATATTTATCCACAATTGCTTCTTTAATATTTAATGGAATTAATCCAATTCTATGTATCATATATTCATTATGAAGAGGGGTATTATTATATAAGATACTAATTGAAGGATGTTCTTCACCATAAAAACCAATAACGGGAATTTCACTTAAAATCACTCTTCTAATAGAATTAACTAAACCTAAATCAAGATTTTCTATATTAAATGAGTGTCTATCGGCATTTTTCTCATAAATATAATTATTAAACATTCTCCTTTTTAATAAATGAATTTAAATTTTTATGTCATTTTTTATTCTTTTATTTTATCATTATTTTAATAAATGATTTTATTTTATAGTGAAACTTGTCAGCATTGTTCTGTTTTATTAGACACTATTAAACGTCATGATAGTAAGAAAACTATAAAATTAGTTTGTATTGACACAAAAATAAATATTCTCAAAGAAACTATTAAAAATGTTCCCGCGCTAATGTTCTTACCTACAAAAGAGATTATTTATGGTAAAGCTGTTTTTGATTATCTCTTATTGCCTAATAGAGGATATTTATTTACAAGTAAAAGTGGAAGAAATAATAAAGAAGAAGTATCATCATTATCATCACCAGTTCCTATTGTTGAAAAGAAAGTAGATGATGAACCCGAGGCATTTTCATTGGGTAGTATATATGCCGATAATTTTAGTTCAATTGATGAGAATAATATAGCAAATAATAAGGTATATAATTGGGATTATATAGATAATGATAATAGAAATATTAATATCGAGAGAGAGTTTAAAGAGAAATCTAGTGAAAAAAGTTCTAATAAAAAACTTCCGTCAATAGAAGAATTAACAAAAGAAAGAGAAAATTTATTTAAAGATATTAAATAAAACATTTATATATATGACGACATCTACAATTATATTTAATCAATATTATTATGAACTCCTAACGAAAATTCGAACAATTGCTAAGAAACATAAGGATAATAGTTCAACGGCGAGTAAGGTATTAGACGTCATGAAAGATAATTATAAAGAATTTGATAAAACTTCTGGTGAATATGTAGAATTTGTAAAGGAGAATTGTAATGATGATTTCTGGAAATCTTATTTAGAGGTAGATAAGGATAAATGCGATGAATGGTTAAAGAATGAGGATATTAAAAAGGTTTGTCTATTCAAGGATATTTCTATTGGAGAAATATCAAAACTTCTTCGTGATAATTTCCTATGTCATCATTTTTTGAGCGTCTTTTATATTTATAAGAATGAAATGAGTGATGAAAGTGCTTCTACTATCCTTAAAATCCTTCAAACGTTTAGCGATGATTTTGAACTTGAAAATGAAGAATTTAAGAAGGTTATTACTCGTCTAAATAATATGAAAACTGACAAAGTTAAGGAGAATTCTTCATTTGAGGGAATGGGCGAACTAAAAGAGACTACTATTGGAAAGATTGCTAAGGAAATTATTGAAGATGTGAATATTGATAAGTTTAAACAGACTATTAATGAAGAAGGGGATATTCTTAAAGCTCTTGCTAATCCCGAGAATGGTTTAGGCGAACTATTTTCAAAAGTAGGTAATAAAGTTACTGACAAGATTTCATCGGGTGAATTAAATCAGGATGCTATCATGAAAGATGCTATGAAATTTGCTTCTATGCTCCCTTCTATGTTTGGAAATAATGGCGGAGGAGGTGGTAATGGTGATTTTAACATGGCTGATATGATGAAAATGATGAGTGCTATGAATGCTGGTGGAGGTGGTGGAAAGAAGTCAAAGACGGCAATTAATAAACAAGGGTTAAAGGCATTGGCGAAGAGAGCGGAACTACAAAAAAAATTATCGAGTAAAAAATGATAAGTTCAATTATTTTTGTTTCTTTTAATAGAATATGATTAGTTTTAAAGACAAAATTTTAATAATTTCTAATTTTGTATTTTTTATAGCATTAATAATATCATTAATAACACGTTCAATATATTTAATAATTTTAGCAATAATAATAAATTTAATTTTATTATATACCTATTTTTATTATAATAAGGAACAAATAAAAATAAGAGAAGAATTAGATAATAATAATCAAGCTATTATTAATAATAGATTATGTGTTAAACCTTCTAAAAATAATCCATTTATGAACCCGACGATTATAGATATTACCGATAATCCCAATATAAATTTAGACGCTTGTTATATAGATAATCCTAAGATTAAACAGGAAATTAATGATTTATATTTAAATAATCAATATAGAGATGTGAAAGATATACATAATAGAAATTATTCGCAAAGACAATTTTATACTATGCCTTCTACGACAATTCCTAATAATCAGGAAGCATTCTCAAAATGGTTATATTATAGAGAGAAGAGTTGTAAAGAAGGAAATGGAGAACAATGTTTTAATAATATAATGTAATTATTAATTAGATAATATGGATAATAGAACATTTAATACGGGAAAAACTTATTTTGAAAGTCAAAATAATATATGCGCAGATGTATGCTGGGCAGATTATAAAAATCACGGAAATGAAAAAATAGTTAATTATAATACTTATGAACAATATTCACAATTAATTCCGTGTGAAAGTCCAAATGTTCGTGTTCCTGCTTTTATGTTAGACCATCCAAATCTTCGCGGTCGTGCTGGTTATGGTGTGTCTGATGGTTGTTTAATAGATACTTATAATACCCTTGTTAAAAATGATGAAATGATGACAAGAGATAAATGTAAAATTCAATTATTTTCAAGAATATTCACAGGAGTTCCACAATTAAAAGGATGTGGTGGAGATATTACCAGAGAATTAGATTTATTATCTGGAACAGATACAGGTTCTTCAACGGGAGTATGTAAAAAATCATTAATGGAATTACAAATAAAATATCCAATTCCTCTCGTTGATTGTATGAAAGACATTCAAAACCCTGATAATATAGTTCCTATCTGGGTTAATGGAGGAGAAGATACGCGTTCTTATATAAATAGAATGAATTTTAATAAAAATATTTGATATGTATAGAAAATAATGAGTTTTAATAGAACTAAATATGATAATTGTTCTTATAAACAAGATTTAAAAACAAGTGTAGATACATTAAGCCATATTCTATCTCCTTATAGATATGAACATAAAGATAAATGTATTCATCAATTAGGATTTGTTGGAGGAACTGCTGTTTCACATATTCAAGGAAATCTCGTAGATTTAGATAGTGAATTACGAGGCCAAACACGTATTCTCACAAAATGTTATACCAATCAATATCAGCCGACGACAAATAATATTATTAATAATGATAAAACACAACCTATAAATACTACTATGAACCATCTTCCATCATGTCAATCTATAATGTATAGATCAATTCCATTACCTCCACCCATTAAAATTAATAATTGTTAAGTTTTTTTTCTATTAGAAATATTAAGAAGAATATGTATAAACCAAATGATACAAGAATGATTTATGATAATTCATCATATCAAGAAGAATTAAAAAGATCTGTTTATTCTGGTAATTATCAATTATCAACTCCTTATAATGATTGTATGGATTGTGATAAATATCTTCCAAATGATCCGCATATTAGATATCAAGCATATGGCCAAAATTCTTGTAGTATGAAGAAAGCTATTGATGATAATAATGAATTATCTGGAAGAAATTATAAAAATTCTAAATGTAATGCTGACGCATATGCCCCAAATAAATATATATCTACCGGATGTATTCCACAATCTATAAATGACGTTCGCAAATGTTCTATACCCACTGAAAGTTGTCGTTTATCTAATCCACCGTGTTCATTAAAAGAAGTTGGAATAAATCGTTTTGATCCATTATGTTGGAACCCACAGACGAAGGCTATTGAAGGTTTTGATAGAATAGGTGTTAATTATAGAATGGTTGCGAAAGATAATCATACACCTTTAATAGAAACTCCGGATAATCAAGAAGAGAAATTTATGCCTAATCAAAAAGTTCAAGAATATTCTAATGATTTAAATAAATGGAGCGAAATTAATAAAAATAATCAAATGTATTCGCCCGGATATATGTATCCACATCCTAATCCTTCTCTAAAATGTTCTTAAATAATATTTATTTTTTTAATTCTATTTTATAATAGATATGGAGGAACAGGGATTTAAATATGAAGATGAAGAATTGGATGAAATAGATTATTACGAAATTGTTTCATTTGATGAAATTATAAAATTAAATCCTGTCTTCGTAGCTTTCACACAAGAAGAATTATATGATTATTTCTTCAATTTCTTGAAAAATAAGACAAAAGCAGAAGGATTTTTAAATCTCTTTAATGATGTAATTGAACGTAAGAAATCTCCTTATAATACCAATAATTTTATAATTGTTGCTGATGCTAAAAGGGAAAATTATCAAGATATTGATATTGAAGAATTTGTAGCAAAAGTTAAATCAAATAATAAAGAACAAATTCAATTTGCTTTAAAAAATAAGAATAAAATTTGGTTTCCACTTATCTATGATGTAGAAAATTCTTTAACATTCTCACCAACTTCCACAACTGTTCTTGAATTAAATAAGAATGATAATTATATTATATTTAAAGATGATGAAAGAAATATTCCAGTTCTCGCCCTATATTTCTATGAACCATTATCAATAACCAAGACAAATCTTAATGAAAAGATGGTGAATTTCTTAAATAAGGATAGATTTAAGGGAGATATTTTGAATAAAGGGGAATTTAAATCATTTGAAGAAATGATTAAATCGTATAAATTAAAACTTCCATTAGATAAAATAGATGAAGATGAATTTCATTATTCTTCTATAAATGATTTATTCAGTAAATTTAATCATGATTTGGATTATATGGATGAGGATAATTACCAACTTCTTAAAAAACATTTAGAGGAATTGGTGAAAAAAGAAACTGAAAATATTATTGAATATAAGAAAGTTAAAATAGAACCTTTTGATTTAACTAATAATAGATATTTGTTCTATATAATTACTAATAGTTTCGTTAAACTTCTTGATATTACTCATAAATCTTCTGTGGAAATTTCTAAAAGAATTAAGACATTTAATGATGAAAAAGAAGTAGTATCTCCTGTTATAAATGATTTAGAAAAATTAATAATGAATATTAATGAAGGTAATTATGATGATATTATAAATAATTTGAGAAATATTAGAAAAAATCTTTCTATCGAAAATTATTTATCATTATTTGAAAAGAAAATAGACCATAAAATTACTACTATTATTAATATCTTTGAAATATTAACCAAATCTTATAAAGATATTTTTAAGATTTCTTTTGATTTTCATGAAGAAGAACACGAAATTAAGGCAGGATTAGATAGAAAAGATTACGAGGGAGCTCCTATTCGTGTAGATGATTTTAAAAAGAATGCTGTATTTATTGATGAAGAAGATGATGATAATATAGAAGAAGTAGAATATATAGATGATTTAACATTTTTCAAGAAATATTATCATAATAGTCGCTATAATCTCGAAAAAGGTTTTATAGAAGTTCTTAAAAAGATATGTCCATCTTTGAAAAAGATGAGTGAAGTCAGCAAACTTCCATTGAATTTCGATATAATTATTGAAAATCTTTTTAAGAATTATTCTGGAAAAGTTCATGAAAAAATAGTAGTAATTAAAAATAAATATAATGGAAAATTTAATGAAGAATATTATAAAGAACAAGCAAAGAAAGCGGAGAAATTTGTTTTAGATAATGATGATGAAGATGCCGAATTAGTTCAAGCATATCGAGAATATACATCTTTAATTATTGATATGATGTTTGATGTCATTTGTAAATGGGCTATTGAAATTCAAAATGATATCATTAACGGAACTCTAATGTTTGATAGAAGCAGATGTTATATCCCATGTATTAATGATAGTTGGAATGATTATGGTATGCCTTATGATATGGAGACAAAAGATAAGGATGGTGTATTAATGTATTTGATATGTATATTTGAAGAAATATTTAAAGAAGATTTTAGTGAAAAGGATGAAAATTATCTACCATTTCCAAAAGATTTTAAGAAACAAATTATTCAAAAAATTAAGGATGTTTATTCGCATGATTTAAAGAGATTTGAGAAAGGTGAGAAAAAGAAGAAGAATGATACGAAAGGATTACAGGCACAAAAGAAATTAGTTGAATATTATGATGATAAGAAAAATCCAGAGAAATATAGAGAATATAAGAATAAAAGTGATAAATTTTTTGATAATTTCATAGAAGCTTTGATTTATATGCCTTCTGTTAGATATGAGAAAATTCATAAATATCTCTTAGGATGTTGTTTAGAGAAAATTGATGAGAATTTTAGTGCTGATGTTTTTTTGAAATCAAATAGAAAAGATTTGGAAAAAGCAAAGGGAGTTTTTGCGAGTGAGAGAGTTTTAAATAAGAAACGTTATGAGCGATTATATTTAATTAAGAAAGAAACTTTTAATAAAAAAGAAGGTTTTGATGGAATTAGATATGGTAATGAAACATATTTTATTTATGAAAGTTCATTAGATGAATGGTTTGCGAATATGAGTGATAAAACTATTATTAATATGAAACAGAAAGAAGAAATTCAAAAGAAATTAAGAGATACATATAATACTCATATGACTTTTAAGAAAATTCCAAATGATTTTAATTTTAATAATTATCGTCAAATATTAATGACAATTTCTACAATTTTATATAATAATATTAAAAAAGAAGCATTAGGAATTATTAAAGAGATTAATGAAACAATTAAAGAATTAGATAATTTGTCATCAATAATTAATGATGATAATAATACATATATATATCAAATAAGAACCATATTTATTATTCGTGCTATGTGTCTTCCATCATATCCGGAAATAACTCAAAATCCTAAATTTATATCAAAAATAAAGATTGATAATGAAACTTTTAAGAAAATTTCAAATGAAATTATGACAAAAGTTTTAAAAATTATTAATGATAATAGAATGCCTACATTAGAAGACCAGATTAATTATATTAATAAAATTCGTGAGGAAAACAAAGATAAAATTTTATCAAATTTAAATAAAAAAACAAGAGAAGAGAGAGATATTATTAATGAAATGAAAAAGATTGGTCTAAAAATGGATGATGGCGATGATGATGCGAAACAAGTAAATAAAGAAAAACAAGATGATAATGCCGAAGGAGAATATGAAATAGATGCCGATGATGCTGAGGATTTTGAAGATGATATAGATGATCATAATTATGGATTTATATATAGCAGATATTCAACACATGATTATTATGATAAATAATTTCTTGTAAATAATTAATGAACAAAATTAATAATGTAATAGATATTAATGATAAGTGTAATAATTTAAATCCTGAAATAAATTATAATGAATTAAAAGAATTTAGTATCAAAATATTTAATATTAATTTTGATGAATTGAAATCACTTGAACGAAATTTTAATATTCATATCATTAAAAAATTATATAATGATTGTAATTATGATTTAAAAGTTAAAATTTTATTTAATTGTCCAGAATATCATTTAATAATTTTAAATGATTATTTGAAATTTATTTATGAAATTGTTCAAAAAAAGAGAGTTAATGTATCATCAATGATTTTCAATTCTTATTATAA